GTCCAAAAGCAGGTGATTATGGCCGAAATTGCCAAAGACCTTAACAGAGTTACAGACAACAAGATTATCGAGGTATCAGAGAAATTCCTTGACTGGATTTACGCCGAGCCAGAAACCGAATTGGAGAAAGAAGCAGGTGATTTATTAAACGAAGATGCAGATGAACCGTCGCCGGATGATAGTGATTTACCTGCGAATGTTGCCTCTTATTCGCCTCCAGACGATGCTATACCCTTTTGAGGATACTTATGGAATTTCACGGGACAATCCAGAGCGGGATTTTGACTTTACCGCCAGTCCAGAAAGGGCTGCGAGAGAGATTCTTGCATTCTTTGAAGGATGGTTCAAGAGTCAGAGAAACCCTAATCAAAGAAGGCCGACCTAAAACTCACCAGCAGGTTAAATCCCACTTCGGTCTTGTAATCGAAACAATACGCCAAAGATTACACGAAATGGGCGTTGATGTCTGTGGCGTTCCTCCGTGCAAGGAACAAGTCCACGAAATATTAAAGAAGGCTTGCGGTGGTGTAGGTGATATGGGGGAAACTTTGGGACTGTCTGAAATGACGACTGCACAGGCAAGTCAATTCTTTGAGAACTGCCGTGTATGGGCGGCTACGCAGTTAAGTCTGGTAATCCCCGACCCCGACCCGAATTGGCAAGCAAAGGTGAAAAAATGATTGTAATTGCAAGAGATGAAAAGGGTAACAAATGGAATAAAGAAATAACTTTCAGCGAAGGACAATCTGGCATCATAATCTCTTTTGGCTGGCCTTGTGAGTATTATATTGCAGACCTTATGAAAAGATACCCATTTGACAAACCACTTTGTATTGATATGTGCGGGGGAAATCATAAGGGAAGTAATGTAGATATATCAGCCGAAGATATGAACAAGGTTATGGAATTTACAGCAATAAAATGTTGGATGTTTATAAAAAACCCATATCCAAATTGGGATAAAGAAAAAATCGAAAAGGAATAACCCGCAAAGACAAGGATGTTAAAAATGACTACCAGAAATATCCCAGAAATTTACCAAAGAACCTATAACAAGGCGATGTCGGGCAAGAGTCGCAAGGCCGGAATTAAGGCTTTTTGTTTATCTTGTGTCGGCTACTCCCGCAATGAAGTTGCTCTATGCACAGATACAGAATGTCCGCTTCGACCCTATAGACCCTTTAAGCACGTGAAAAAGATAGATGAAACAACCCATATAATTTCTAAAACCCCCCTGTAATCGATGAGTTACGGTCGCAGGAACGATTAAAACGTAAAACGTGAGGAATTATAGGCAAGGATGTTAAATGTTCAAATGTGAAAAGTGTAAAAGGCAAAGCGAACCGAAAGAAAAAGCCCACAAATTAGTTGTCCAAAAGCGGGGGAAAGCATACCCCAATGGTAGCGTTGGCTGGGAAATAGTCAAAGAGATAATCGTATGTGGTAGTTGCGTAGAAAGTAATTGACAAGGAAGTCAAATGGCAGGGCGGCCTAAAAAAGCAAGTAAGGGAAATACTTGGGATAGTTACTCAAGATACATCAGGGTTAGGCGGTGTATCGAAACAACGGGCTTGCCGTTTGTTGGTGTCTGCATTACCTGCGATAGAAGGTTTCACATCGCCGCTTTACAGGCAGGTCATTACCCTGAATTTGCGGGGGGGACTAATATCAAGAAATTCCTAACCAAGTTTGTATTTTTGCAATGCACCTTTTGCAATCTGATAAATCACGGCGAGAAGAAGAAATACGCCAAAAAGATGGTTGAGCTATACGGCCAGGACTATATCGACAAGATTAAAAGATACGCCCACAAGCCAGTTCAGTTGAACTACGAGAGATTGAGAACCGCCTATAACCGCAAGACCAAAGAGCTGTTGTCGAAATATGGTTACGACAATTGGGAACAGATGTTGGGTATGAATAAGGGCTGAAAGGAGACAAGAAAATGGCAAAGGTTGTAATCGAAAATGAGGCAAGAATTAGAATTAAGATAGCTGGTTATGAACTTGAGGTTCAAGGCCCAAAACTGTGGGCGGAAAAGATGATTGCCAATTTTGTGAGACGAGCCAAAAAGCAATTAAAAAGGAAATAAGAAAATGATTCGATTCGCTTCTGGTCTGTCTGACACAACTATAAAAAATCGTATTGAACAATTAAAAAAAAATACTAATCCTAAAGCAATACAGGAAAGAGAATTGCTATTAACTGAACAAGAACATAGAAAGAAATTGCCAACCAAAAAGCCGAAGAAAATTAAATATCCCTGCACAAAATGCACTGCACCTTTGGACTGTTGTCATCAATGTAACAAATTTTCTCGATGGCAGAAATTGCCAAGAAAAATGAGAGATTATACTAAATGATTAAAACCTTATCCGACATTACCGACTGGCAGCAGGCGATAGGGCAAGTGGTCTGTTGTGATTGCCTTGACCTTATGAAACTTATTCCTGACAAGGCGGTGGATTTGGTGCTGACTGACCCGCCGTATAAAGTAAGCCAAAAATATGGTGGTGGTGTTGATGCAGATAATCTTATTGCCGTAAGCAGTATCTTAAAAGTATTGCCAGAAATATCAAGAACATTAAAGGATGATAGATTTGCTGCGATTTTTTATGATAATCGTATCTTACCTTTTCTGTTTGAAGCAACAAAAGGAACAAGATTGACATATCGCAAACAAATTTTTCTTTACCGAAGATGGGGCATAGCAAATCGTTGGGTTGGATGGATGCAAACTACTGACCCAATATGTATTTTTGTTAATGGATTTGATAAACCATTTGCTCCGAAAATAAAAGGAAAGGTAAAGCACGATTTTTATACTAAAGCAAGCCCAGAAAAAGAAAATTGCGGACATCCTGCACAGAAACCACTTGAGATTACTACCGATTTAATAACGTGGTTATCTAATAAAAATGAAATTATTTTAGATTGCTTTGCTGGTTCTTTCACCACCGCCCTCGCCGCCGAACAGCTTGGTCGAAGGTGGATTGCGTGCGATATATCGGAGAAGTATTGCGAGATAGGCGAGAAGCGTCTGGCAAAAGAGCGAAGCCAGGGCAAGTTTGAATTTGTAGGGATGTAATGAGACATCTTGACTTATTCACAGGCATAGGCGGTTTCGCTTTGGCTGCCCAAAATGTGTGGGAAAAGGATTATGAACCTGTTGCTTTTTGTGAGATTGACAAGTTCTGCCAAAAGGTTTTGGGAAAACATTGGCCTGATGTGGAAATAATAAATGATGTCAAGGATATTCGAGAAAATCAATGGGGCGAAATAGACCTTCTAACTGGCGGTTTTCCTTGTCAAGACCTGTCTATTGTAGGGGGCAGAAATGGACTTGATGGAAAACAAAGTGGGCTGTGGTTTGAAATGGCCAGAGTTATTAAGATGGTTAAACCGAAATGGGTTATCATCGAAAATGTTCCTGGATTACTATCTTCCTGTAATGGTAGAGATATGGCCGAAATCCTTAAAGAACTTTGCGAAATCGGGTATTGCGTGGCTTGGCGAGTGCTTAACGCTCAATACTTCGGAGTGGCTCAAAGACGTAAAAGAGTGTTTATTGTCGGAAGTTTTGGAAACACAAATTCCGTCAAAGTATTATTTGACAGCAAAAGCCGTAAAAGGAATGATAAGACGAAGCAAAAAATGGGGCAGAGGGGGTTATGTATTTCTACAAGAGACGGTGAACGGAACGACCCCACGAATGAAACTCTTATCGCTTCAACAATTAGAAGTAATGACCACGATACGGCAGGAAATACAAAGCCCAACAATATCATTGCGGGAACAATTACAGCAAAATCCTACGGAGAAAAAGGGTGGCCTCTTTCAAATGAATGGAACACAATCGTTGCCCAAACAATCGGAAGCACAACAAGAGGAAATTCTTCCTTTGTATGGCAAGACACTCATATTGCGGAAATTAACCCCAAAAGAAAAAGAACGACTGATGGGATTTCCCGAAAATTGGACAATGTTAGAGGGCGAGCCCTCGGCAATGCCATAGTGCCACAATGTGCGATGGTGATTATGGAAGGAATAAAGGAAATAGAGCGTAGCCAGGGAAAGTTTGAATTTGTGGGGAAGCCATAATGGAACAAGTCCATATTAAAAATTTAGAAAAATACCACCCCGGATATAAAGACCGAGACCTTATTTGGTGCAAGGTATATTTCAAGATGGTCAACGCCGACCCAGAGTTTGAAATGATGCCCGAAATCGACAAGTGGCGGTTCATAGCTTTTATAATTTTAGAGCTTCAAACTAAACAACCCGTTCCTCTCGACCCTCAATATCTCACCCGCAAGGGGTTTAATCTCAAGAGCCGACCTATCTCCTTGACAATACAAATGTTACATAACTTTGTGGAAGTATGTAACGCCGGCGTAACACAGATTAGAGAAGAGAAGAGTAGAGAAGAGAAGAAAAGAGTAGAGGAAAGTAACAAGGAAAAATATCTTGAATTTGTTTTTCTCTCAACAACGGAATACTCCAAGTTGGTCGAAAAATTTGGGAAACCTCGAACCGATGAACTTATCAAAGATTTGAATTTGGGTATCGGCTCAAAAGGGTATAAATACAAATCTCACTATTATACAATCTTGTCGTGGGAAAGGAAAAACGATGGACAAAAACCCCCCGCAAAAACTCGGCGAAGTCTTGCAGCCAGCAGCGACGTTCAGTCTGCTTACGGCGATGAAATCCAAGCCGGTGAAGTGTCCGCAGTGCCAAAGGGTCAAACCGCCGACCCTGTTTAATGTTTGCAATCAGTGTTGGCGCAGGCAATCTTTGGCGGTTATACCCGAAGATGAGCGGGAATTTGCGATATTGCAAATAATACCCCCGCTTTTCAGAAATGCCCGGATTGAACACTTGCCAATGAAATTGCAGGAACGCCTAAAAGGACTGCCCGAAAACAGGGGTATGCTTCTTTGGGGTGGCGCTGGGGTCGGGAAAAGTTATACGCTTTGTGCGTTGGTGAGGGAATTTATATTGCAGGGTTATACGGTAGCCAGGACTGGCTATGAAATGCTTTGTCTGCGATTGCGGGATAGTTTCAAAGCCAAGTCGCCTAATACGGAATTGTCTTTGATAATACCGTATCTGACAGTGGATAAGTTGATAATCGAGGACGTTGGCACGACGAAATCCGAAGGAAATATCGAATCTGATTTTAGCGTGCGAACTTTATTGGTGCTTATCGACTATCGGCTTGAAAACGAACTGCCAACCTTTATCACAACGAACAGGCCAGTAGAGGAGCTGGCAAAGACTTTTGACGCTCGAATATCAAGCCGGTTATTGCAGGCGTGTGACATTATTAAATTATCTGGACGAGACCGAAGGGAAATAGACAAATACAGGCCGGAGATAAAAGATAAATTATGAAAGATTATTCATTATTTCGATTGAAATGCAAGTGTTCAGGAAGAATGAAAAGAAAGGGAAAATTAGTAAGAATTTATAAAAAAATAACAATTCATAAATGCCCTAACTGCCATAAAATTTATGAGATAAAAGTCAAAGTTGACAATGGGAAAACCTGAAGAAATCCAATTAAACGATGGTGATGTTCTGACTTTCAAGATAGGGGATTGGTTTAATTTTACTTGTTGTGATTGCGGTCTGACTCACAAGATACAAACAGGGGCGATTGAGGAAGAGAACAGGATAACTCTTAAATTTACGAGGGTCAATAGAATAACAACTTTAGAGCGCCAAACTCTTGGCGGAGTAAAAGTCATAATTGAAAGTGTGAAAGGAAATAAGGAGTAACAATGGACGAGAAAATAAAAGAACTGCTGGCCGTGCTGAATATGCCAGAGGATGTAGTTGAGAATTATCTACTTGAAACAGGACAAATGGATTCTGTTGAGTCTCTTGCCGACCTCGCTTTCAGGTTGAGAGATGAAGTAAAATCATTAGAGCATTATCCACAGTTTCAAGCACGTTTAAAAGTTTATAATTACGTAAGAAGAAATGTCCCTCAAAGATGTGATATTAACCATATTGACGAGCATTGGTGGGCAATGGAGGCCAAACCTATCTACTGGATTATCGCCGCCTTGATAGCCAAAAGTTTAGGAGTAACAAAATGACTGACAAAAACATAGAAAAGATGAGAGATATGCTCAGAGAAATCAAGCGACACGCTGGTCTTATTATCAACAATATTGTATTTACTGCTTGTGAGGCAACTAATATACAAACTCTTGCCAGCGAAGCCCTTGCCCTGCTCGCCGAAGAAACGCCACCGAAAGAGCCAACAATCAACGAACCGATAAAGGTAGGTATAGGATTGCTTGTTCCTGCTTGCCAGTCGAAAGAGGAGGAATTTACAAAAAGACTTAAATGGCAAACTGATGAGATGTTAAAGAAATTGCCAGAAATTAACACAGCCTATTGGAGCGATAAGGAAAAGCAATACTTCAAAGAGTTTATAACAACTTTAAGTAAATGGCTTTATGAAGCCTGCACCCTTATCGACCGCCTGGCGGCAGAGAATAATGGTTATAAAAAAGCACTTTTAGATACTACGAAAATACACATACAGATAAGTGAGTTTAATCAGTTGCAGGCCGACATTGCCACCGCCAACGAGAAGATTGAAAAGAGGGATAAGGCGGTAAGATATAATTCTGTTTATTGGAATAACAGAAGAGATGAAACAATCGATAGAGAATGTAAATGTAATGAACTTGATATTGGATGTTGTGCCCGCTGTTATATTATTGGAAGTATTGCAGAAAATAATCTACGTAACCAAGAAATTCTCGGCTCTGACTTTGAGCAGATTGTGGGGAAAGAATGAACCAAAGCAATGACCAGGATGTTCGGAAGGCGTTCAGGACATTGCATACGTTTATTAATCGGAACGGCGTTTTATCGAAAACGGTTAAGAAAAACTATGACAACACACTTTTTAAGCTCGAAACGGAAATGATGCTGAGGGTAGCTGGCGAATATGAATTATTATTACGATTCCAGCGGGGGAAAATATCCGATGATTAAGACGTGCCCTTTCAAAACTTATTTTATTATCACAGAGAATTTTCTACAACATATTTGGCAACATTCTCGTTGATACACTGCGTCAGAGGACAATAGGCCGCCTTCTTCATATTCGCTTATATTATATTTCCCACATAACGATTGTCGGCTAATAAAGTAATGAGCTTTTTTTGACCTATAAGGCCAAGCCCATCCTTTTGTCAAAACTTCGAGTAGATTTATCATTTTTTACCCTTTCAAATAAACCCTCGAAGTGCTTTTGCAGCTACGGCTTAAACCGCTTCAAGGGTAAATAGCGGGTTTGCTATTGTTTAATTGTTAGTGGTTTATCGTGGGTTTTTTGCATAAAAGCGTTTCAAGGCTTCAATGTCCCAATTTTCTGTGGTTGCAAGTCGCTGTAAAGCTACATTGCAATCCCATACTTCTCCAGTTTTCCACAACCGTTTTGCCTCATCTAAAGAGACAATCTGGTTTTTCTCGTTGGTGATAACATAAGATTTGTCTGCTACTGATAGATGTAGAATTGTTTTGCTCATAGCTAAACCCGCCTTTCTGCAAACCCGCTATATAAGTTTTGCTGATTTTTTTCTATTTTCTTTTGCCCATAAAGGTTGTAAATTCGATAAAGCCCAACATTTCTTAAAATCAGAATGTTGCGGGCTGTTATAATTAAAAGAAGCAATCGGTTTTATATGGTCAATTTCCCATTCGCCATAATTACCCCACAACATTCCCTTTTGGAATTGATTTTCAAGATGTTGTTTTAATTCTTCTATAGTAAAATCTAACAAAGAAAATGTAGGAAGAGATTTTCCATTTTTTCTTAAACTATATCTAATCCCGCTACGAACCACATAAGATAATCGTGTTTTAATATCTTTGATTCGCTTACGATAGCTCTTTTTTTGTGCTGCTTGCATTTTATCTGGGTTTTTATTCTGCCAAAGTTTGTTAGGATTATTTTTGCGATATAGAGCAATTTTTTCACTATTAAGTTTACACCATTTTCGCAAATATTTTTGAGTTGATGGTCTTTTTGATTTACTTTTATTTTCACAGGGCTTGCAATAAGTTTGCAAACCATCTCTTTGGTGTGTATTTTTGCGGAATTCGGTTATAGATTTTGTTGTTTTGCATTTACTACAAAATTTAATATAACAAACCCCTGCAATCCCAGAGTTACTTTTGCGTGACTGCGCAGAATGTGCCTCCAAAACTACAGGGGTTCGTTCAATGCTAATGCTTTGGATTGTGCAGTCACGCTTCATAGTATTTTTCCTTACTTTATCTATCGGAAAGTATAACATATAACTTGAAAATGTCAATAGCACTATCTTGCTTATTTTTAATGCTGTTTTGTAACCTGTTGAAATTGCAAGGGTTATAAATGATTTACAAGCTGAAAATTCCCAAAAATAAATAAATATAAGTAAGATTCCCAAAAAAATCCTGAAAATCGTGTAAAAACGTCAACATCCGCGGGTATTATGGAGGGGTAAGTATTTTAGGAAAGACTATGGATGGTCTTAGCGTAAGGCAATGGAGAGCTTTTGGGCTGGTGTATCAAGACGGTCTGACTTACGAGCAGGCCGGTGAAATTATGCAAATCAGCCAAAGTGCTGTTGCTCATCTTATTAAAAGAATCCGTAGAAAATATCCTGATTGTGTGCCAGTTGTATCTCATCCTAAAATGCTTAGATACGAAGGCTGGATGGATGAGTTTGTCAAGGAGAAATTCTAATCCACTCGAAAAGCGGTAAGCCAAAGCAGATAAATAAATGGTGCAATAAAATGTTATGATAAATGATAAACCTAAACTGTGTGTTTGCAAATACTTAAATAAATTATACGCTTAAAAATGATAAAGAAACGAAAAACCACAGATGCCATTGAAACCTTGCGGGCTGTAAGGTCGGGTAATTATTAAGCTATGAAACACCCAAAAACCTGTAAAGACTGTAAACCTTCATTCACACCAGCGTTTGTAAAAACAGTGGACGATAAACCCTTATCGGTCAACAAACTAAAAAAGCTATGCTGCTGGCTGAATGAGCCGGAACAGATAAGCAGCCGGCATAATATTAAGGAGCCAAACTAATGACAGTAAGAAAGAAAATAAAAGACAAAAAGAGCAAGTTTGACCCGCCTAAAACAATAATGCCGGTTGAACAGTCAATAACACTAATGCAGCTAGTAATACCTAAAAATGAGCCAAAAACAAACAAAAAAAGCAAAAAGAAATAAACTGACAGGCAAGCAGCGGCTATTTGTTGAGTATTACTGCTCTAATAGCTTTAATGGCGTAGATGCAGCAAGAAAAGCTAGTTATGGCGATGAAAATAGCTCTGATAATTACTATGCACGGATAGCTTCTGAAAATGTAAGGAAGTGTAATATAAAGGCTGCTATTGATAAGAAAATGGCTAAAACGGCCGCAAAGTGCGAAATAACACGAGAAACACAGCTAAAAGACTTAGAGAAAGTCAAGACGTTTGCTGTGTTGGCAGATAATCCCTCTGCTTTTGTTTCTGCTGTTCGTGAACAGAACGAGATGTTGGGCTTTCATCGTGAACTTGCCCCGAATGCTGAAAAGGAGTCTAAACGTCTTGCCCGTATGGATTTAGAGAAGCGTAGATTTGCTGAAAAGCAGGCTGAAGAGCGGCTGGACGAGGTATCTGTAGAGCAGGGCGATGCCGTTATCAAGAGTATAATGGCAGAAGGTAAAACGGTGCGAATGGACAAACTTGAGGATGTAATGGCCAAAGCTGAACTATTTAAGGAACAAGGCATTAAACGCAATCCTGATGCATTGTAGGGGTATAGATGTATAAAGACAAGGCAAAGCAGAGAGAGGCCAATAAGGCGGCTAAACAGCGATTTAAGCTGAAACAGGCCAAAAAGAACGCACCAGCATTGCGCAGGATGGACGAACTCGGTGCCGAGGGTATTCCAGTAGAGGGTATTCCAGTAGGGGGTATTCCGCAGGGTATTCCGTTGGGTATTCCAAAGGGTATTCCTAAGGACGATAAGGTAATTATACCTGTTGGCCCAGGTCCCGTTATAGATAATATGCCTGAACTGCCTGCCAACTTTGGCCAGCCCGACTGCGCTTGCCTACACTGCAGGTCTAACAAGACATGCGGCAGGTCTCCCAGTGTGGAGACTATAAAAGCAGCGGGTCTAACAAGTGACAGGTCTAACACAGGGTCTAACAAAACAGAAGGGTCTAACGGCCAACCCATAACACCTATTAGACCTGAACAGTTACGAGACCAAACTCTTATGGATTACCTAAAGCACACACCACTTGAACAACTTGAGAAGGAAGGTCGATTGTTCATACCCAACTGGCGGAGGCTACAGGGGTGACCAAGCAGCGGCAGACAAGCCAGCGAGGATTCAATGAATAAGCATTCTTTTTCCAGACGACCCCCCACCCATCGGAAGGGCTCGGAAGGCGTGAAAATAGAACCTGTTGGATGAATGTATAGTCAAGTTGGTCAGCGGTCGGTTGGTAATGTTGAACAGTGTTGTTTTTAAGGGACGCCTTAATCGGGAAGCAACAGCTTTGGTCGAAACAAAGTCCAATGACCGAGACTGCCAACTTGATTAGAAATTATAGATACGATGGATAAGCGTGCAAGGCAAAAATACATTATCGCCAGAAACAAAGCAAGAGTTAGGTTATGCAAGGAGTGTGGCAGGGATTGTTTTTTATCTCAAAGGGATTCTCGATTAAGTCCCAAAGAATTACCTGTTGTGGTAGACATTTCCTGTGATTATTACAAGGTTGTTGCCTAATGGATAAAGATATAAAGCGAAATCAGGATGGTTCGATAGATTTTCATTCTACGATTTGGTCTCGTATAATAACTTGTGACAGGGTGAGACAGGAGTTATTTGATATTATTGATGGTAAGTCTCATCTTTTACCTGATTTTACATTAGAGAACCACTTAATAGGATTGTTACCTGATGGATGTTGATATGGAGAACCTAACTCTTAAATTTTACCTATTTTAACATTATGGCCAAAATATCGGTTAATTACAAAATAGGGGCTAAAGTTGTTCATAAGGGTGGTGGGGATTATATAGTAACTGCTATCCACATTAGAGGCAGGGGTAGAAGTTACGAATGTTCTTATGTGAATAACGATGGTAATCCTACAAATGTAGTTTGTGAGGAATGTGAAATAGAATCGGCCAATACAAATAAGCCTTTAGGGTTTCGTAAGTAATGGGTGGCATACACAGATTAAAGAAGCAGATGGCTGGCGGTCAGGCATCTATGATGATGGCTGACACTGGTATAAAGTTTAACGGTCATAAGGTTTTGATAGCCATAGGCAGTTTGAACGAGTCTGGATTGGCGAAGAAGTTTGCCGGTTACATTGGATTTATATCACACAGGGCTAATCAGGTGAATATGGGGGATATGCTGGAGGCGCAGGTGAAGTTTAGGGAAGGGATATTGAACTAATTATAATTTTTAATTTATAGGGCGGGTTCGCCGTAGTTCGACGGAGCGAAGGCGACGCAAGAGTAGATTGAGCCGTGTGGGGCCACACCTTCACACGGCTTTTTTTATTGCCCGCTAACATTTATGGAAGTAATGCCTGAAGAATCTGCTGCTGTTAGTGCTCCTTATTGGGCGTTTCTGAACGACCTGAAGATAGACGGTCGGCCTTTTGACGTTGAGGGCAGGAAATACCAGTTGGAGATAATGAGTCCGAAGACTTTTGACGGCAAGGTGAAGACTAATGAGGTCATACGGAAGGGTTCGCAGATAGGGATTACCATCGGCAAGGTCATTGAGATTGTTCACGGTGCAATTCATCACATATATCCGCAGGGCATTATTTATTATTTTCCGTCTGGCAAGGCGGTGGAGCATTTCTCTAAAACCCGTTTCAAGCCGTTTTTGGATGATAATGAGGACATTAAGAAATACGTTAATGACGTCAATGCCGTTGCCATCAGGCGGATAGCCGGTATTAACGTCAATTTCTTCGGCTGTTCTGCGACCACTATTATCGGTGGCGAGGCGAAGGACTCGATTTCTGTTCGTTCCACACCTGCCGACTGGGTATTACTGGATGAGCGGGATTTGTTCGATGATGATATGGCCAGACAGGTCAATCAGAGGCTTGGTAATTCAAAGATAGGCCGCAGGACTGATATAGGAACTCCCAAACTTCCCGATGACGGTATAGACCTTCTCTACAAGAAATCAGATATGAGACGCTGGCAGATTAAATGCTGTCATTGTGGAAAATATACCTGTCTGGAGACGGAGTTTCCGAAGAGTATTGCCGTCGATAGTGATGGTATTGGTTATCCCTGCTGTATTCATTGTGGGAAATTGATTTTACGGTCTGGCGGGAAATGGATACCGGACTATCCCGAAAGGGAAGTTGTTGGCTACTGGCCTTCACAGTTATTGAATCCCAACAGGAATCTGGCCCAGGTTCTTCGTCAGTTCGAGAATCCTGAAGCCTACGATTTGGATTTGGCCGAGTGTTACAGGACGATTCTCGGTTTGCCTTATGTTTCTTCTGAGGACAGGTTGTCCGAGAGTGATGTTTACGCTTGTTGCTGCGGCGACCAGATGGCCTATTCTCATCCAGGCCCTTGTGCTATGGGCGTTGACGTTGGCAAGACTTTACACGCCGTTATAGGTCACAGAATTGGCAGGGATAGATACAAGCTGGTCAAGATGGCGAGATTGCCGGACTGGGGCGCATTGCACGATTTGGCGGCGAGGTTCAATGTTAAATCAGAGGTTGACGATGCTCTTCCTGAATTGCATAAAGCCCGCGAGCATCAGAAGTCTGAAAACCACGCAGTTTATTTGTGTTATTACTCTGAACACCTGAAGACTTTTGATATGTGGAGTGAAGATAAGATTATCAAAGTCAATAGAACAGAGATTTTCGACGTCACACACCGCATAACTACTTCTCCGGGTGCTTTGATGATACCAAGAGTTTGTGAAGAGGTCAAAGTATTCGCTCATCAGATGATTATGGCTGCGAAGGTTCTCGAAGAGGACAAAAGGGGCGGTGGCAAGATTTATCGTTACCGTAAAATCGGTGATGATGAAGACCATTATAGGAACGCATTGAATTATTTTTATCTGGCCTGCAAGAAGGTCGGTGTCCCCGAATCGGAATCCAAACGGTCAAGGGTTCTTATGCAAGATATGAGCTATAAACTATGAAAATTAAAATAAGTTTGTTACTGGTTTTGGTTTTAAGTTCTGTTGCTTATCCATACGGAAGTCGAAATCGCTACGGAGATGTTACGGGAACAGGTGCGACAACAAGTAAGGTTACGATATCGAGAATTGCCGGTTTTCAGACCGATGAGACGTGGACTGTCGGTGCTGGGGCGGGGGTAACTTTAACACCCGATACAACTCCTGCAAATGTCAAGTATGGAACTCAGTCATTAAAAGTTTATGTTCCATCGGGGGTTGATGCGATTGTGCAATGTACATTACCTACTCCGATTACAGTTAGGGGTGGTATTGGTTTTTGGGTAAAAACAGATAATGCTTCGGCGGTTACAAATGTAAATGTAAGATGTTATGAAGCATCCGGCGCACGTCATCAATTAACAAATATGGTTTATGAGGCAGGATTACCATCTATTATAATGAAGTTACAGGACAATATCTGGAATTTCGTTTGGTTGCCAAAAGCAGGTTATCCCCAGGGGGACGCTCCCTGGATAAAGGTTGGCACGCCTACTAATTGGGGAACTACCGCAAATCCAACTTATGACATTACGAAAATTGCATTTGAGATTGTTGTAACGGGTAATACTAATGTATGGTTTGGAGACCTTTTAGCACAAGACGCTTCAAAGGCTGGAATTGTGCTTGGTTTTGATGATGAATATGCGTCTGTATATACGGTCGCATATCCAGCAATGAAAGAAAGAGGATGGAAAGGTGTGCTTTGGGTCGCGGGGGTAAATGTTGGAGGAGTTGGTTTTATGACTGCTGCCCAAATACAGGAGCTTTATAACGCTGGTTGGGACATATGTTCGCATTCGTACGCTCATACTGTTTCAATCAATAGCACCCCTTTAGCTGGGATTGAAGCAGATATGATTACAGAAATAGGATTTTTGAAAAATAACGGTTGGTATCGTGGATTTCAATTTCACGGATGGCCGGGCAATAGTGGTTTGTCACTTCCTGGCGATGATGGGGAAAGCATAGGTGATGTGGCAAAAGAGTATTTCTTAGGATGTAGAGCGCTTAGTGAATTTACATTACCTGCCAATATGGATGGTGTCTATACTTATTGGCACGACCAGCAGTGGAGTCTGTGGATACCACCAAACTGGCACAACCTGGCATATTACGGATACAGTGGAACTGATTTTACGACTGCGATGCAAGGTTTTGTTGATTTGACCATTAGTATGCGAGGAGTTCTTAATACTCATACGCACAGGATTCTCGCCGGAACACCGGGAACAGGTAATGTTAGCATAGATTTTTTTAATGCTATGATTGCCTATCTTGATACAGAAGTTGCAGCGGGTAATATTGAAGTAATCACTATGTCAGATTGGTATGGGCTTAATCAGCAAGAAGGAAGAAGAGCAAGATACGAATAGAAACTGAATACGTTAGGTGAAATAAGAAAAGGAGAATACAAATGAAAAAGTATTTATTGATTTTAGGGATTGTTGCGGTTTTGTGCATAGCTGCAACTAAACTGGGCGAAGCACTCATAACCAATCAATTTGAGTGGGTTGTCGTTGAGTCCTGTACAAGTTCAGGAACAGAACCGACCGATTTAGCAGTGGGTGAGCGCACTTATAAAACTGTAGTTGCGGCCATAGCTGCTGCCGCCAGCGGGGATGACGAAATCGAGATTTTCCGAATCCCGCAGTATTATAACGGTGGGATATTTGAATGTATTGGTATCTCTGACAATAATTCTGTTACGCATCAGATTTATCTCGGCACTCTCGGTAATAATGATGACTGCGAGATTGTAAAGGCAGGACAACTTGCTTGGACGATAGGAACGCAAGTATCTACTACAAGTACTTATGAATTAGCTGATGCTGTTACGGCAACTGCTTATTGCTGGACGAGTTCGTGGAGTTCGTCAACTCCTGGCAGCGAACTTGTTGCTCAGGCAAGAATAGATTTTATGGGTGCAGATATTCTTGTTGTCGTTACAACCACCTCTGCCTGCGATAGCAAACTATTATTGAAAGGATATTAAAGTGCTTTTCTTTATAAAAGGAAGTTTTCGATTTTTCGGCGGACGACCGAAAATAGCAAAACCACCAGAACCCGAACCGATACCCGTTCCACCGCCAGCACCTATGCCAGTTGAGGCAGAGGAGATGGGAGAAGCCAAGAAGGGAGTAAGGAGACGTGCCAAGAAGTCGGCGGGAAGGACTTCTACGATTCTTGCAGGAAGAATGATGGCGGAAAGAAGCAATGGCATTTTAAGTGATACTCTTGGTCAAAACTATGGAAGCTGAAGAAATCATACAGCGGATGGAAAGGTTCGAGTCCGACCGGACAAACTTTGATAATCAATGGCAGAATTGTGCCGATTACGGTATGCCTAATGCGAACCAGATAGTAACAAAACGCTCACCTGGTGAATCGAAACCTGATTTGTTTGATACGACTGCGGAGGATTCCAATATCCAACTCGCTGCCGGACTTTATTCTTATATGTTTCCAACTGACAGTAAGGCATTCGTATTAAAAACAGATGATGTAGAACTTGCTGATATTGATGATGTTACACAATGGTTTGAGAAGACTACGAAGATAATCCACGAACATCTTATTAACAGTAATTTCCGTCAGGCATTTTTTGAGTTTCTGAAATCTCTCGGTTGTTTCGGACCTGCGTGTCTCTATGAAGAAAAGGGTAAGAAATCTCCGATTACTTTTGTGTGCTTTCATATAGCGGGCATATATGTGGCCTACAATTCCAATGGCGAAATAGATACCATTTTCAGACCTTTTGAATACACCGCAAGGCAGGCGGTTCAGGAGTTTGAAGATTATAAAGACGACATTGGCGAGAAAGTTCTTGCGGCGGCCAATGATACCAAGAAGAAAGAAGACAAGTTCAGGTTCATTCACGCCGTTATGCCAAGAGAAGATGCCGACCCCGACAAGGACGACCCAAAAAGTATGCTTTGGGCAAGCTCTTGGGTCAATCGAGATGAGAAGAATTTGATTTATGAAAGTGGTTACCCCGAAATGCCATATCAGGTATCTATGTTCGACAAAGACCCACTGGAGGATTACGGGCGTTCACCGATGATGAAGTCCCTGCCTGATATAAAAATGGTCAATGCTATGCAGAAGGCGAGAATTAAAGGTTGGGAAAAACAGGTTGACCCACCTGCTCTCTTGCCCGATGACGGTTCGGTATGGCCTTTGGCTACCAAACCAGGTGGAGTGATTTATTATCGACCGGGGGGCGACAAACCAGAATGGTTTGAGTTCAAGGGCGACCTTCGAGAGATGGAAAAGGCTATCCTTTCCGTCCAGCAGAAAATTCAAAAAGGGTTCTTTCTCGATATGTTCGACCCACTTGTTGACCGCCAGAATATGACTGCCACGGAGGTTATGGCAAGAGTAGAACAGAAGATGAGATTCCTGACCCCAATTATAGGCCGACTCCAAAGTGAACTATTCAACCCGATGATTCACAGGATAATCGGGATACTCGGAAGGCAGGGATTACTTCCGCCCGTGCCCGCCCAACTTGTAGATAAGAATTATTCGATTATGTATCTCGGAAGACTGGCTTTGGCTATGAGGACTCTCGAAACCGAGGGGCTTGCGAAGACTTTAGTTGAATGGACGCCGATGGCTGAGGTAAACAGCACTTGGCTCGACAATCTTGATGTAGATGTTTCCTTTAGGGATTCAGCGAGAAATAACGGTATGCCCGCAACGTGGCTCAAAGATGTCAAGAAAAGAGACGCAGAAAGAATTGCGAGGGCAGAACAAGCACAGCAACAAGCATTACTTGAACAAGTTCCTGAATTGAGTAAGGCGGCCAAGAATTTGAGCAAACCAATAGAAAAAGGTTCACCGTTGGAGGCGATAACAAATGCCGCTTAATGAAGATGAAAAAAAAGAGGTCGAAAGAAGAGTTCATCGCTCCGCCGATTTCCAGAGAGTTTTTAGTGAACCTGATGGAGAGAGAGTCCTTTCCGAATTGGACAAATTTTGCGGCTTTAAGGATGACACCTTCAAACCCGACCCATACGTTAGTGCCTATAACGCAGGCAGAAGGTCAGTAGCTATATTCATTCATAATGTCATAGAACAGGATATTGAGAAGGCAAAGGAGGCATTAAAAAATGCCAGCAGTCAAGAAAGGTGAAAGCCGGAATGCTTATGTTAGTCGGTGCGTTCCTTACTGTATGAAAAAGGAAGGACTTTCTCAGAAAGCCGCAGTAGGGAAATGCGAAGGTATGTATACATATAAGAAAAAGAAACATTAACTGAAAGGAACAAAAATGGAGACTGACCCTGCTAACCCGCCGAGTGGTAATCCACCGGCAGCCCAGTCAACTCAGCCACCAGCACCAGCGAGTATTGTAAACCCCGATGGCACTTTTGCAGAGAACTGGACGAACAATTTGGGAGATGAGTTAAAAAGTGAAGTGCCGACACTATCGAGGTTCAAAAATGTAAAAGATTTATCGAAGTCTTATATTGATGCTCGCAAAAAACTCGGCAGAAACCCTGAAGATTTGATTGTGATTCCGAAAGACGATTCGTCCGATGAGGTAAAAGCCGCTTTCTACAAAGCAAGGGGATGGCCTGATAGTCCAGACAAATACGAATACGAATTGTCTAAAGAAATGAAGGAAAGACTTGGTAGTGATGTTGACCCTAAATTGATGACGGATGTCAGGAAATTCGCTCACGAAAAACTTCACCTGAACCAGTCTGAATTTAAGGAAATGCTTGACTACTATCATAACTTTATGGCTGGTCAGGCGGACAAAGGCAATGGAGAACTTGACGAATTTGTTGAGCAGAGACGTCTTGATGGTGTCGTTATACTGAAGAAAGAGTTCGGTGTAGGACTTAATGAAAGAACTTTACGGGCAGAAGGTCTGATGGATAAATACGGCAGTAAAGTTATTAAAGATGCTGATGGCACGGAAAAGACCCTGATACAGAAATTGGAGGAAGAAATTCCAGCCATAAAGACCTCACCGTATATGAGAATGATTTTTGATGCTGTTGCCGAAACTTTGAGTGAAGACACCTTAAAAGGAGTCGGCAGAATTACTACACCGACGACGACTGATATAGACAGCAAGATTGCGGAATTAAGACAGCATCCTGCTTATATGGATAATAAACATCCTGATTTTCAACGAATACAAGACCAGATAACGGCATTGTATAAACAAAAACATCCTGCATAACCCGCAAGGTCGCAGTGCTTACACTAAAGTAGTGTCGCCGTAAAATGGGCGTTAAACA